CTGCGGCTCACGCCGCAGCTGCGCGTTCCGTTCGAGGATGGGCGCGGCGTCCTGCACGTGCTCGAGCGTGAGGCGGTCGCCGTCCGGATCGAGATGGATGCGGGCGGCGACGTCCGTCACCATTGCCCCACGTCTTCCAGCGTGAGCGTGAAGACCTCGTTGGCGATCGGCGTATAGGCGCCTCGCGCCTCGAGCAGCGCGAAGATCGTGCCGCTGGCGAGCCGCAGGAACATTTCCGAACCGGCCGTGGCCGATCCGGTCCCGGTTGCGCCATCGGTGAAGGCCAGCATCGACGTGATGTCGATGTTGCCGAGCCAGTTGGCCGCCTTGTCGGTCGACCAGGCGCCGTTGTCGCCGTTCGCCGGCGTCGGGATGGCCTCGTAGAGGTGGACGCGGAAGCTCGCATTGGCGATGCCGTTGCCCGACTTCGTCAGCCGGGCGCGGGTGATGCGCGTCAGCCCGTGCCCGACCGCGGCAATCTGGCCGAGCGGGATCTGCATCGGCACGACCGCCCCGGCCGTGGTCGAGTTCGCGACCAGGTCGCCCGACGCGTAGGCGAGCGTGTCGTTCGGCCGCGCGAAGCTCGCCGACAGATTGTTGATCTGGAACGGCATGATCAGGTCCGGATGATGAGCGTGAACGATCCGGTGGCCGAGCCGGTGGCGCCCGAGGGCGTGACCGAGATCACGTCGTCCTCGTTGACATCCGCCGCGTCGGTCGAGTTGGCCGCGGCGGAGAATTCGCTGCCGGCGCCGCCGCCGGTCATGGAGAGCGCGAGAGAAGAGATCGCCGAGCCGCCGTTGATCGCGACCGCGACGGCCGCGGTGCCGGTGACGGCCGCGCTCTGTACGCCCTTGATGCCGACGATGCGGCCTTTTTTCGGGACCGCAACGAAAGCAGCAACGGGCGTCGTGCCGATCTGCGTGGTGAACGCGTTGAGCGAATATTCCTTGAGCGGATGTGGGACGGGAAGAGCCATGGTGCTGATCCTGATGTTGCGGTTGTCGTCCCCTCCCCCGCTTGCGGGGGAGGGTTAGGGAGGGGGCGCCACTTGCGCATGCGCGCCAGGCTTCCCCCTCCCCGCCCTCCCCCGCAGGCGGGGGAGGGAGCGAAAGTCAGTGCATCGACTACGACGTGGTGAGGTCGAACACGCCGCCGGAGGCCTTCTCGTTGCGCGCCTCGAGGGCGTACTCGGACAGGACCTCCTTGCGCTGGCTGTCGCCGGTGATCGCAAGCGGGATCGACACCATCTTGCGGCCGTTGAGGTAGGCGATCGCCCACATGTCCATCTGCAGCACCAGCACGTCGCGCGGCCGCGAGAAGCGGTTCGCAACCACTTTCAGCGTGCCGAAGTCCGACTCGTAGGCATCGACCGAGGCGGTGATCTTCTTCCCCTTGGTCTCTTCGAACGGCGAGGCGCGGCCGGTGAAGGTCGAGAACACCTGCTTGTTGAAGCCGCCGGTCATGATCGTGTCCGGCTTGCCGCCGTTGTTCCAGATCGACTGCAGCACGGTCTTGAGCAGAGTCTCGGTGAAGACCCGCTGCGTGCCGTCGGTGCGGCTGCCGGTGCCGTCCGCCGCCGAAGGATCCACGCCAGACGCGCCCTTCGACGTGTTGGACTTCACCCAGGAGAGCACCGAGGCGGTGACGCGGGCAGTCGACGCGTTGCCCGCATTCTTCGCCTGGTTGGTACCGCACAGGATGCCTTCCATGTCGCGCTTGAGCTCGAGGCCCTTGAGCATCTCCTGGTAGGCCATCTCGTTGTCGCGGCCGGCGTGCTCCACCGCCTGCTGGGTGCCGGACACCTGCGGCACCTTGCGGCTGATCTGGCAGACGTTGCCGAGCCGTACCGTCGGCGTGGTTGCGTCGGCGCTCGCGTCGTCGCCTTCAAGCTGGGCGTTCGACGTGTTGACCGCGGCGAGCGCCTGGGTCTGCCATTCGTGCAGAACGGCGGTGGCCTTGGTCTTCTCGATGCCGGTCATGAACGGCGTATCGGTCGGATCGATGCGATAGATCATGTCGCTGAGATCTTCGCGGTTGCCGGCCGCGGAGTAGGTGGTGAAGGTGTTGGTCGGGAGTGCCATGTGCGTTGGTCCTTCGCGTGTATTGGTCGCCCATCAGCCCCTGCACCCTCATTGCGCGCGCAAGCGGGCAATCCAGTACTCTCAGGCGTGCGCCGCGGAGCACTGGATCGTCCGCTTGCGCGAACGATGACGCAGCAGGAATGGTGAGCGTGGTTTGCTTCTACCGGCGCGCGGCGCGCTGGGCGGCGAGCAGTGCCGCGGCATCGCGCAGGTTGCCGGTGCGGTTGAGACGGTCGGTGAGGTCCTTGACCCGGCCGTCGGCGTCCGCATTGCGGGCAGGCGCCGGGCCGGGCCGCTGGACGTGCGGCACGGGCTTGTGCTGGGCGAGCTTCGCGGCCGCCTGCGCTTCGCGGAATTTCACCCCGTCACGCAGGAGCAGCTGGATGCGATGGTCGCGCAGGGAAAGTTCCCCCTGCCCCGACCACATCCGGCCGAGCTCGGCGTCCGAAAAGCCCAGATCCTTGAGCATCTCGGCAGCGCTCTGCGCGGCCTTCGCCTTGGCGTCCTTGTCGGCGAGCTCCGGCGCCTTCTCGGCGAAGAGCGCGTCCTGCTCGGCCGCAAAGTTCGACCATCGGCTCGCGCGCTCGAGCGACTGGCGCGCATGGGCGAGCTGCACCTGCTGGGCGACGGCAGCGATCTTCTTCTGCTGCGCGTCCCACTGCACGTAGCGCGGCCAATCCTCGCGCGCGAGCTTCTCGATGTCGGCGACCGACTTGACGTCGGCGAACTCGCCCGCCTGCTGCTCCTGCAGAGCCTGCAGCAGCATCGGCAGAGCGCCTTCATAGTGAGCCCGGACCTGTTCGGCCGCCTGTTCCTTGGCGGACAGCGCCTTGGTCTTTTCGGCGGCCTCGTTCTGACGGCGGAGAAAATCGCCTTCGCGTGACCGCTCGCGCTCAGCAAGACGTTCTTGCGTCGCGCGAGGGAGGCCCTTGAACAGCGCCTTGTCCTCCTTCGTCCATGACCGCGGCGGCTCGATGGGGGGAAGACCTGCTTCCGCATCGTCCGCCGGCGTCTCACCGGGACCGTTCGCACGGGCGGTGTCGGCGTCCGGCTTCTCGCCGTCCGTCGATTCCTGTTGGGCGGTCGCGTCCTGGCGCGCCTCGCCTGCCTGTTCGTCATCATTGCGCCGCTGGGCGGCTTGATCCTTGAAGCGGGTATCGGCGAGCGACCGCGCGGCCTGCATCGGGGTCAATGCCCCCTCGCCACCGGCAGACCGCTCGATGATGGCCGGCTGCGCGGCCGTCTCGGCCGCTGGTTGAACGTTGTCCATGATCATCCCTCGTTTAAACGATGCCGAAGCGCTTCTTGCGCTCGGCGAGATCATTCAGCTCGCGTTGCGCGAGCTTGCCGCTGCTCAACACGCTGCCGAGGTGGTCGCGCACTTTGGCGACGATCTGCACCGCCTGCCACAGCCGCTCGCGCGCGTCGTTGTCGCGCGCCGCCGTCGCGCGCCAGGCCTTCACATATTCCTGATCGAGCGTGTCGAAGGCCTCGAGCAAGAGTTCATCCCGGAGCAAGGTCTCGGCGCGCGCGGCCCGCTCGGCGGCACGGTTCAGCGCAATTTCATCCGTTGGCATGGGCCAGCATCAGAAGCGCGATGGCTTCTTCCTCATCGTCATCGACCGGCGGCGCGACCGCGGCCGCCCTTCCGGCCTGCGCCTGGGCGGAGGCTGCCGCCGCGATCGCACGCAACTGCTCGAGCCCTCGCGCCGCGGCTGCGGCGTTCTCGATCGCCAGAGCATGGGCCGCTGCCTCGCCCTGCGCCTTCGCCTGCTCTCGAGCCTGCCGGCGCGCTTCGGCAAAGGCCCGCTCGCGATCCCGCCGCTCCGCCGCCTTGCGCAGGCGTTCTTCACGCTTGCGGCGTTCCTCGGCCCGCTGGCGTCGCACTTCCTCCGCCAGCATGTCGCGCCAGCGGCCGCGCGAGAACGTGCCGCCCGAGATCGAAGATCCGGGGCTGCTCGCGAATTCATAACTGAGGGATGCTCCTATGCTCGTGAGCAGGAACGATCCCGAGCCTAGAAATTCAGTCGGATCGAACGCGACCGCCTGACCCGCGAGCGCGAATGCCCCGAAGGTGCCCGTCAGTTGCGTCTGAAGACCAGCCGCTTCGCCGGTGAGAGCGAACGCGCCAAACGAGACTGACGCTGTGACCCGGAAGGTCGCCGCAATGCCCGTGAGGGCAAAGCTCCCGCTGGCGACCGACTCTTGAACCTGGAATGTGATTGACTGGCCGGTGAGCGTGAATGAGCCGGTCCCGGCAGCAAGCGTAGTGGCTGCCACACTGATGGCGGGAGAGCCGCTGATTGGCCGTGCGCTGATCGGCCCGCGGCTCAACATGGCTTATCCCCGCTCAGAAACAGACGAACAAAATAAAGCCGTCGCCGCCGTCGCCCCCAGCACCACCGGTGACGCCGCCACCTCCGCCGCCTCCGCCAGAGCCGAGACCAGCCTTGCCGCCGTTCCCACCCGCGCCGCTGGTGCCGGACGATCCGCCGCCCGCCCCGGAGGCACTGACCAGAAAGTTAGACTGGCCGGAAATCTGTGCGTAAATGCCGGGCGGAATCAGAGAGAAGGCATCGGCACCATTAACGCCCGGATTGCCGCCGGTGCCGCCCGGGGGTGCCACGTATGGGCTTGAGGCTAGCAATGACGGGAGAACGCCGTTCGCGCCGCTCGCCGTCACATTGCCGCTCGTAACCCCGGCACCGCCGCTCCCCGATGCGGACCTGACTCCGGCCGTGCCAGCCGTCCCGGCGGCGGACGCGCCGCCATTCCCACCGCTGGCGCCGTTGACCGCCAGCATCATTCCCAGCTGGCCCGTCACAGATGCAAACCCGCCGATGCCCCCGCTCCCTCCGGCAGTGGCCGATCCTACAGATCCGCCGAGGCCAGCGGCGGCAGCCACAAGCGCATTGGTCCAGCCCGGCACCGAGACGAAAGTTGATCCAGGGGAGCCCGCGCTAGAATTGCTGGGAGCGCCGGCGCCCTTGATACCGACAGCGACGCTTAGAGCCTCGGGGATGAGAAAGAGGGGGCAAACGCCGTAAACCAAGGCACCGTTGCCGCCACCGCCCCCTCCACCGCGCTGCGTGGCTGCTGCGCCTGTGAACCCTCCGGCCCCGCCGCCTCCAGCGCCCTGCATCATGAGGAACAGCATCGTGTAGCCACGCGGCTTGACCCAATAGCGCTCAATCCGGCTCGCGCCGCTACTGTCACCTCCGGCGAGGAATAACTGAACGTCAGAGTTGCGCCCAATAGGCAGATGGCCAAAATCCAACACGTCAGTATTTCCCGCCGATGATCGTCGGCACCCAGCCGCCCGCAACCGTCGTGCCGAGCGTCACGTTGATCTTGTAGCCAGGCGGCAGCGCGAACCCGAGCGGGACTTCGAACCCGGACGTCGCCGCCGCCGCCGCCGCGGTGGTGATCGGAAGGCTGATCTCGTCATACAGCGTGTTGTTGCCCGGCGTCGCGTTTGTGCTGCCGTTGTTGACGAAGATGCGCATCACGGTCGCGACGTTCGAGCCGGCGGCGCGAAGGCGGAGTTTCTGCACGAAGCCGCCGTTTGTAGCGTCAGCCGTGAACACGGTCGTCACGGTGCCCGTGCCGTCCATCGCCGTGTTCGCGGTAGTGAGCGGTGCGCCCCACTGAATGTCGGCGACGCGGGAATAAATCGGTACGTTGCTCGGAGCGGCCATTTAGAGAGTCCCGAATTGAAGATCACGGCCCAACACGAACGCGCGTTTGACTTCGCGCGCCGGAAGATTGCTGAAGACGCGTTTGGTGCCGGCGGAGAGGTTCACCGCATTCCCGGAGTTGCTCGAGGCCAGGATAGTGTCGCGCGAAAGCGTGGTGCCGCTCGCCGTGAAGGTGCCAATACCGACTTCCCAATCCCCCGTCGGCACTCCATTCCCATCGACGGCCTCGATCGTGTAGTAAACCGAATCCCCATCGCTGAACCCGGCCGTGAAGGTCTGATTGCCGGCGACCGCGCCGACGAGCGTCACCGCTCCGGTGCCGGTCGTGGTCGTTGTTTCTTCGACGCGATCGTTGACTTTGGCCATGATGATCAGACGCCTTGCCCCTTCAATGACTCGCACCGGACAGCAACGACATTGCGCCGAACGCGCATTTCAGAAATCGCGCGCTCCATGCAGGCACCGCACGTTGGAAGGCGATTAGTGATCACCGTTCGCGGACCCCAACTGCTCCGACATGCAAGAACAGTTCGAGCGCCCACATTATTGCAGCTGCAGCGCGCCGTTGGTGGCGTCGAACTGGACCTGAAAGCTATTGCCGATAGTGACAGTGAGCCCCGCGCCGTAATCCCACCAACCGATCAGGTTTCCCGCAACGGGCGTCGAGTTGTAGAGGACAGCGTAACGGAAGGTCGCGATCGATCCACCCGACGCCGTGAAGTTCACATTGTTGAGCTTGAGCGTGTACGTGCCGCCCGATTGCGCCGATGAGACCAGCGTCGCCTGCGTGCCACCGGCGGTATAGCCATTGGCCGCCGCGATCTCTGTGACGTCAGACTTGATCGCATTGGTCGCGACCGGCGCCGTATTGGTCAGCATGACTTTCAACGTGTCGGCCCCGAGATTGTGCACCTTGTTCGCCACATCGGCGACGAAGGCGTTGAACTTGTTGAAGGCGGCCATGAGCTTTCCTGGGTTTTCGATTCACTTCCAACGTCATTGCCCGCGAGAGCGGGCAATCCAGTCCTCACGACAGTTGAATGAGACGTCGGCAATGTCCCACGCATGCGCTGCGGAGTACTGGATCGTCCGGTTGCGCAGACGATGACGGCACATCGCGCCGGTTCACTCCCCACTCGCCGGAAAGCGGTGAGGGAGGAGGCGCCGCTGGCGCATCCGCGCGCGACGTCTCCCTCCCCGTCCCTCCCCGTAAACCGAGGAGGGACAAGAGACTCACAGCGGCTCGAGATGCGACACGCGGCCCGCGGCGTCGCGCACCACCCGCATGCCGCGTGACGGGGCCGGTCCCGAGGGCTGGACGGCGGTAAGCTTGGCGATGAGCGCGTCGAGGTCGACCGGCCGCGGCTGTCCGTCCGGGCCAGGCCGGCCCGCAAGCTCCATCGCCTTGGCGGCAAGCACGATGTGATGCTCGCGCGCACGCAGGTCGGCCTCCAGCATCTTGAGACGCGCGTCGAGGTCGGCCTGCTCGCGCGCGATCTGCATGTCGAAGCTGCCGCGCGCCTGCTGATGCACGAGCTCCTGCTGCAGCCGCTGCTGGTCGAGCGCGGCAGTCTGCTGTGCGCGGGCGTGGTCGATCTGGGCTTGCGCCTGCTGCTGCGCGAGCCGCGGATCGGGCGGCGGCGCGATCGGCGCCCCGGCCGGATCCTGCGGACTGGTCGGCAACGATGGATCGGTGAAAAACGCATCCGGCGACTTGAACCCGGCGAGCTTGACCAGCTCGGCAGCCGAGTTGTGCAGGTTCTTCTTCGACACCATGCCGATGCCGATCGCCTCCTTCTGCGCCCCGATGATCATCTGCAGGGCGCCGAGCTGCGCCTGTTTCGTGCCGGTGCCGAGCCCGACATTGATGGTCATGTGCTCGCGCTTGCGCCACTCGCGTGGGTCCACCGTGACCCAGCGACGGCGGAGCTGCACCGTCTGGCGCGCCTGCCCGTGCTTGCGGATCACCTCGTGCACCAGCGCGAACAGATCGCGGATGCCGGTCTCGGCGAAGATGCGCGCGATCAGCTTGATGCGCGCCTGCGCGGCGGTGAACGCCTGGTTGACCGCGGTCGCGCTCTGGTTCTGCAGCGCATTGGCATCGATCCCTTGGCCCTGCCGGGTGACGCCGGTGCGCAACTCGCGCGCCGCATCCATGTATTCGAGCACGGGAAATGTCTGGCCCGCGATCGACGGGACCGTCTGCCAGTTCAATCCGCCCGGCTGGCGGGTGCGCACGATGCCCCCCGGCCGCGACACCAGAAGGTCGTCCAGCGTATCGGGCCCGGCGAACTGTTCGGCGACCTCCACCCGGGGATTGTTGGCGAGGTAGGCGTTGTCCAGCACCGCCCGCAAGAGCGCCGTCTTGATGCGCTGGATGTCCATCACCAGGTCGGCAATCGAGCGGCCGAAGAAACGATGCGTCTGGATCACCGGGGTCATGGCGGCGAACGGGATCGCGTCCATTTCCTCGATGTCGGGCCGGCCGTCCTTGATCAGGATGTCCCCTTGGGCACCGCCAGTGCGCACCTTGTAGAGCCGCGCCTTGCCGTCGCCCTCGTAGTCCATGCGGATGTAATGTTCGGTGGTCTCGATCCGCCGCGCCGCCTGGTTCGCCTCGTCGCCCGTGTACTGATATTCGTTCACCGTATCGCGCCGCACCTCCTCGACGTTGGTGAGCGCCGTGTAGGTCGGCAGCGTCTTCGCCTGGGCCGCGTCATAGCCTTCCGCGATCAGCCTCGCCTGCTGGATCAGGATCTTGTGGAAGCAGTAGTCGCAGTCCTGCAACGAACGCGCATTGCGGCTGATGCCGAACTCCTCCGGTGGCACCGGCTCGATCTTCGCCTGCGCCGCGCTTTTCGACCGGGCGCAGATCACGTCGTGGATCAGCGGGCCACCGATGGGAAGATCCTCGCCCTCAGGCGGGAGAAGCGCCGGCCGAGCGCTGTGCGCGACGATCTCGACGTCCGGATCGGCGGCGAGCAGCGCGAAGGCGTCGTCGGTGAGATCGAGATAGGTCTCGCGCTCCTCGACGCTCCGCTCCTCCCACCATACCTTGACGATGCCGGTCTTGGACAACAGCGCGTCCTTGATGAACGTGTAGAGGATGAGGAAGCCCGGATTGGCCTGCATGAACACGTGGTTGACGTAGTCGGTCTCCTGCTCGGCGGCGGCGACGTCGTCCGGCCCGACGGCCTCGAACTTCACTACCTCGTCGCCGGCGCAGAAAACTTCCATCAGCGACGGCATCAGGCCTTCGATCGTGTCGGCCACGTCGGTCGACACCGCGTGCGAGCGGCCCTCCGGCGCCGGCATGTCCTTGCTCATGTCGGCGAGGTAATAGTCCATGGCGTCGGAGCGCTGTGCGGAAAGCTTCGAGGCCGCGATCGCCGCGAGCGCATCGTTGCGCTCCGCCTCGAGCAGCGCCTTGAGCTCGGAGAGTGACATCTTCGGCATTAGAAGACCGGCGGTTTGGGCTGAGGGATTGGGAGGGAAGTCGGGTCCGAGATGGCCGAAGAGAGCGACGGTCCGAGCACGCCGGTGCCGAGCAGGCTTGCGAGCAAGTTTGCGCTGTTTCGTTTGGCCGGATTGAAGGCCGCAGCCGGCGAGCGAAGCTGATTGGGGTCTCGGACGACGAGAATCGTTTCTGGTTTTGTTCCGTGCGGTCTGGTATAGTTCGTTATCGTCACTGCACCATGGCCCTGCTCCCATGCATTCTGAAGACTCGACTGAATCTCGTAGTCCTGCAGATTCCGAGCGTCCAATTTCCCCGGACGCTGAGCGCGATGCCATAGAACGGTTTCGCCGGGCTGTAGAGGAGCAGTTCCCTCCGCGCCCCGTGGACCCAACACGCCCCAAACCCCAGATCCTCCCGGGATACCCGGAGCCGTGGCAGCAGTCTGAACCCGAGTCGGGTGGCTCGGACCCGAAGCCGGAGTGACATCCTCCGAGGCGAGACCTCGCGTGGCGCCCCAGCGCCCGCGCGTCTGCCCCTGACTGGTGCGCGCCGCGATATCAGCCGCTTCGCGTCGGCTCACATAGCGTCCGGCGTCGGTAACAAACCCGTCGGGGATCGGCCCGAGTGTCATATCGCCGAGCGGCATACCCTCCCCCTCTTCGGCTCGAACGATCGCCTGCCCATGAGAGGGCCGGTATAGATCTTGCCGTTCGCATTGATCGCGGCCGATGCGATCTTCTCACCTTCTGGCGCGGTGCCAAAAACCGCCGACATGTCCCGCCGAAAACCCATGCGTCAGCGCGCCATGCGTGAGGCCGTATCCATCGGAAGCTTCGCCGATCTCGCCGCAGCCATGCCGAATGATTCCGTAGGAGCTGGCCGAAACGGCGCGCCGCCGCTTCCCAGCATGGCAAAATCCATCGCCGTTCCGATGGCCTGCGGCGTGAACGTGCCGGTTTGCGGGTCCCAGGGGTCTTGCTGCAATCCTTCATAGATGCTGCGAAGCAACCGCTCCGGAAAGAATTGGTACCGTTCGTGTCCATGCAGGCCAAAGAGCTTGTCCGCGATCGGCGTCGAGGCTGGCCATATGGCTTGTGTCGGCAAGGAATCGTTCCATGCGGCCAGCCCGACGCGGGGCCGCGCCACGCCCTCTCCGTTACGCTACCCCGCTCCGCGGATACTCGATCCTGCGCCCGAACCCCGCGTCCGGCGCGACCGGCTCCGCAAAGGTGAGCGCCACCGCGTCCCATTCGTCCGGCGATTTCGCCCCGCGCGCCCGCATGTGCTCCTTGCTCTCGAGCTTGAGCCGCGAGTTGCTGTCGTAGGAATAGGTCGGCCCGCAGGCGTCGGCCTGCAGCGAGTCGCGGTCGGGCACGCGCGCGCCGGCCGGATCCTCGAGCCATTCCTTCGACTTCATCCACATCTCGGCGCGCCGGTTGAGCGGGCCGCCGCTTGGCACGCCATGGGCGTCGCGCGGCGGCGGCTCGAACGGCGCGGCGCCGAAATTGACCGCGCGCACGATCGCGCCGTAGCCCATCTCGATGAGCCGGTCGTAGACGCCGGCACCGACGCCACCGACGTCGACGAACAGCCGCTTCGGCCGGTCGGTGTCGATCACCTGCTTGACCCACCCCGCCGCCTGCATGGTGTCGAGCTTGGCTCGGCTCTCGATCTTCTCGATGCGCCGCCCGCGCCGCCATGCCATCGCGTGACGATCATCGCCCATCCAGGCCGGATCGAAGCCGATCACCAGCGGCCCGCTTGCCTCGCAGCTCGCCTTGCGGGCGCGCGCCACCAGGCTCGGCGCGATGAAGCTGTCATGGCCCGACTGCTGGAACGCCTCCGCGGCGCTCGCCGGGTATTCCTGGCGAAAGAGCGTCGGATCCTTGAGCTCGGCGATCTTGGTCCGCCGCCACGCGATCTGCTCGGTGTCGAGGCCATGCAGCCCGGCGTACTCGCGCTCCTCCTCGGTCGGAACGAAGTCCCGCGGCAGTGCCCTGCGATACTCGTCCTGCCAGAACCAGGGCACGAAGATCGGCACGAAGCCGTTCGCGCCGCATTCGGCGTCGCGCCAGGTCTGGTGAAAGAAATTGCCGAGCCCGTTGGCGGTCGATTCCAGGATCACCTCGCTGCCGGCGCTGTCCGGGACCGCCTGGAGGACGCCCGCCGCATGCGTATCGGCGTGCGGCCAGAACGCGACCTCCGAGCCATGGAAGAGCTGGATGGTCGAGGAGCGCCCCACCGCCTTGGTGCCGGCGGTGCCGACCTTGTAGCCGGAATCAAGGCGGTCGAAGATCAGCTCCCTGGCGTTGGCGGCGCCGGTCGATTCCCGCTCCCCGTCCGGGCAGTTCGCATGGAATCGCGCGACGATCTCGAACAGGTTCTGCGTCGCCGCGTCCTCGTGGGTGAGAATGAAGACACGCACGCCGCGCGCCCGCGTGGCGCGGTGGAAGAAACGCCCCGCCACATAGGTGCTGCAGCCTTGCTGGCGTCCCTTGAGGATCAGCGCCCGCACCTTGCCGGTCGCCGCCTGCTGGCGCTCGAGCGCCGCATGGATGTGACGCTGCGCCCGGTTGAACACCAGCGGGCGGATCTCGCCGCCCTTGGTGCGGATCATCAGCCGCTCGGCAGCGTAGGTCGCAAGGTCACGCGCGTAGAGCTCGCGTTTGCCGCGCCGCTCCGCCTCGTTCAGCAGGGGCAGCAGCTCGGATTTCAAATCCGGCGCGAGCGGCGACCCGCCCGATCCGCTCGAGAAGTTCGGCGTCGGTGAGCTCATCGAGCGGCTCCGGCCTTGCATTGCGCTCCTTCGGCAGGATCGACGCCGCGATCCGCACATAATCGGACGGTTTTTCGACGCGCAGGGCCGCGATCGCCGTCGCGCCGTGCTGCTGCCAGTCCTCCAGGAAGTCGGCGACGAATTTTTCCCCGAGCGCATCGCGGCGGGATGAGTGGTCGGTCATGATGTCGACTCACCTGACTTGGGTGCTGAAACGTCCCCCATCCGGCGTCATCGTCCGCGCCAGCGGACGATCCAGTGCTCCGCGGCGCTCCTGTCGCAACTCTGCGGAGGCCATCGTGGACTTGATGCCCCCTTGGGCGGGGCATGACGACGGAAAGGATCGCGCGATCAGAACAAAGCCGTCACGTCCCCGACGACGCGGACGAGGCGGCGGAGGAAGGGAGCGGCGGGCCGCCGTTGCTGTAGAGCCGATTCACCGCCTGCAGATCGGCGACCGACTGCTCGACGTTGCCGACGATCTGCGAGGTCGTCGCCATCTCGGCCGCCATGGCGGCGAGCGCCGTCTCCAGACGGCCCGCGAGCGCGTCGGCGCCCGCGTCGAGATTCTTCAGGCCGCCCATCAGGCGGGCGAGGCCGCTTCCCTTTTGCGACATGGTGACCTCTCCGTTTGTGGCTTCGATCGATGTTGCCGCCTCGGCGGCTTGCGGCGCGGCCGCTTCACCGGCGCCGGCATGGGCGGCGACGATGTCGCACGCCGCCTGGCGGGCGCGCAGCTGCACGTCGCCGCAAAACGGCGCGGTGACGAGCGCAAACGGCGTCCCGTCGGCGTGCCAGCCGGTGAGCGCGAGAACCTGCGCATCGTCCCGATAGGTGAGCCCGGCATGATCGAGCCGCAGCCGGCCCGCCGCGGCGTGCAGGAAGGCGGTGCGCACACCCTCCATTCCCAT